TTTGGAAAGGTCTGCATTTGGCATTGGCTCGTCCATGTACAAAGACATAATGTTTGCATCAGCTGGAATCTTTGCAAGTACTTTGATAATCTCCGGAGTCTGCTCTGGCATTGGCAGCGTTGTTGGCTCTGAGATTGCATCAACTTTTATGTCTGAGTAAATCTCTTCAAGCTCTTGAATTGTATAAACCAAACCAGAAGGCTCGGCCACGACCTCTTGGGCTGGCGAATACTTGGTGTTCATGGAGCCAGGAACACGCAAGAGCTTCGTGGGATTCCAACCCGAAAGGTCACAGCCTTGCTCTTTGTGTGCGTACGCTATCTTCTTCGACAACAACGCAACCCTCTGTGGATCGTGGGGCTTGTCCAGGAGCCAGTATGTGTGCCACCTATCCTCAGAAGTCTTAACTACAACGCTCGGCGGAAGCCTAAAGTGCTTTGGATTGCAAGTGTCTGCATCTGCATAGGCAACCTGCACGGACTTGGCATTTTCCCTAATGCGTCGTTCTTCGTGGAAAAGAATTGGAGAGAAGTAAACATCAGTTTGGGATTTGGAGTTGGCATACTCTGACATCTCATCAAGCTCGTCAGGGTAGCTAAAAAATTTCTGGACGGTTGGATTACCCCAAGCGTCTTTCGTAACGATAGTTGCGTAACCACCGGCCTCACCTAGAATCCCCTCTAGGAAGTCCCTCATCTCCAAAATAGTTTCCTTTCTCAAAACTAAATTAAGTGCAGATACTAGCACCTAATCGTGCCCCCCGATGGAATCGAACCATCGTGTAACCGGCTGGAGAAAGGAGAGAGAGAAAGCAGATAAGCACCAGCGGGGGCTTGTTGTGCGGTTATTTGGAGACGCACCCCTCCATTTGGGTTATTCGACCCAGACTGACTCTGTTGCGCCCATGGCTTTGAGATTGTCTGCGGCTGACTTCACCCTGTTGAATCCAGCAACCTCATTGGCAGCTGGGTAGTCACCCTCGGCCTCACGCACTTTCACGCGAACGCTCAGTGGCTTACCAAGGACTTCATTGATTTCAGGGACGGAGAACTTGCCCTTGACCTCGTAGCCGAGAGCTGAGAAAAAGCTCTCGAACTTCCAGAAGTCTCCAGCAACATACATTGGGATGTAGCTGAATACACGACGGTTCTCGTAAGTGCCATCGCTAACTCGGAACTGAACGTTCCAGCGTGGCTTACCTGCGTTGGGGCCAGACTTGACTTCTTCCGCCTTGATTTCAAAAACTGTAGCGGTGTAGTTGCCAACTGGCATTGGTTCGATTGGTCCGTTGTTGTTACCGGACGATGGTGTGTAGTCCTTTGGGACTTCTATTGTGAAGCTCATTTTTTAGCCTCTCCTATCTTGTTGATTGTGTCGATTATTTTCTTCATACTTGGCTCATACATTTTCGATGGCAAGCCAAATCTATTTCCAGATACTAGTCGCTCTGAACCCTGCAAGTGAATGACACGCTTGGTTACTTCGTCACCCTTTTCAGAAGTCATGTAGCCAATAATGTCTGGAATTGCAGGAAGGGTGTTTCGGGTTGAGCCGGAGAGCATTGGAATGGTTTTGACCGCACCAGTCTGCTCATCCTTCTCGTCTTGTGCGTGAGCAATAAAGATCGATAAGAATGGTGCGTGGTGCATTCTTCTTACTGCTTGATTTGCCCACTCCTTCAAATCGCCCCACTTACCAAAGCGGTTGTTGCGATTCTCTGGCTTTTCCTCAAACACCTTCTCGGCTCTATCCATCGCTACGCCAAGCGTATCGATAATGACCGTCTTGTATTTGTGGTCAGTTGTGAGAAGACCCTCTAGCACAGAATCAAGTTGTGCGTGAGTGTCTACCTGGATTACATCTACGTTCTTCCAGTCACGAGCGATTGCTGAGGCTCCGCCTTCAACATCCACAAGTAGAACTGGAGAGAACTGCTCTAACTCGGAAGCGGAAGCCGCTAACCAAGTCTTTCCATTCTTAGGGTCGCCGTAAATCAAGATTGACTTTGGCACATTCAGTGCCTCTGCCTTCTTGATGAACTTGGCAAACGCTAATTCAGGGAACTTTGTGTCTGTCATTTTTTCTCCTTGTTTATTGTGCTAAATACCAATTGCACACTTGAAGCAGTCTGCATTTCTCTCTAGCGAATCTAACTCTACTCCGTTTTGCAAATTTGTCCACAAGTTTTCTAGGCGTGTCCAAACTGCGACTGCAAGTTCTTCTGAGTATTCAAATGTGTAGTTCCAAACATCGGCCTCGGTTGTGCCGTCTCTGTTGATGAACACAAGACTAATGCCTTCAATCTCTATGCCGGAGTTGTTTAGGCCCCAGGCATAAAGCTGTGTTTGGGCTATGTACTTTTGTAATGTGTATTGACTTGAAGTGTCCTTGCCATCCGGATTGTCTAGAACTCTTTGCAGCTTTCTCGACTTGTCCCGGGTGGAAGTTTTCCAGTCTATCAGGTGCTTTTGTTTTACCAGTGCCAGGTCTGGCTTACTGGAAATTGTGCCGTAGCCCTCGAGCTCGCCAAGGTGAATCTTCTGCTCCACCCTTGCGCCCTCAAGCTCCGGGAAATCTTTTACGTCTACCTTTGAGATTGTTTCCTCAAGCAGCAAGTGGGTCGCTGTCCCAATCTTGCCCCCAAGCCAGTACTTCATCTTCGCTTCCTGGCTCCCAGTCAGGGCCATCGCCAGATGGTATGTACATGGATCCGAAATCTGACTCGCCCCAATCTTCTTCTGCTTGTCCCTCTCCGTTTCGTGTGTCAGCAAACGAATCGTCAAACTCTGAATCTCGTCCTGTCTCAGCATTTCCGAATCTCTCCTTATGTTTTTTGCGTATTTGTCTTGGTGTCATTCCAGCCCACAAGCCGTAAGTTGGATTCAATTCTATTGTGTAGTCGGCACAAAGGTCAAGAACTGGGCATCTTTGGCAAACCGTTTTGAGAAACTCATAATCAGTCGCAGCTCCATGCGCACTAATCTCGTCTGGCACAAACAAGTTTGGATACTGGGAGCACTCAACTCCGCCGTTTTCTTTTACTGCTCTAAAGAACTTCTCTGCCGTTCTGTGGCTAACCTTTGCCATCTCTCTCCTTTTGTTTCAATCACCAAAGGTGATTTTGTTTCCGCGACATATTTACTCCGCCCCAAATACCATACTCTTCTTCGTTTGCAATTGCAAATTCATAACACAACTTAATGAGAGGGCACTTGTAACAAAGTTGCTCGGCTTCTTCATCGCTGAGTATGTTGCTTTCATTGTCGTCCCAATAGTCTGTATAAAAATACGGATTGTCTTTGCAGTTGTATGTCGCTACTTCTTCTTGTGCCTCAGATAATTTAGTCCAAGCTGCAATAGCCGACTTCTTGATTCCAATCGCATTGGCTTCTTGAGCATCGGCCATTTACTATCCCAACTGGTCTATAGATATTCATCATTTTGGTCTTCAAGCTCTGGGGCATACATCAGCCTTACAAGCACTCCGACACCAGCTATTATGAGCCAAGTTCCCAGAAAAGAGAGCAACAAAACACCAAAAGTTTCCATTATCACCACCCCCTACTTCATCTTTAGCAAAACTATGGCTAGAAGTAGCGTATTTACTACTGTCAGCATAGTTAGGTATTCAATCACGCTGACCTTCTTTGATTAGTCTTTCGACCTCTTTGATTATGAAATAGGCTGGCACACTGGGCCATTTGGTGGCATCTGCCTTTGCATCCTGTATGTAGCGCAAAATGCGATTCTGCTCAGAAACTCTACCTGACTCAAATGCCAGGTGGCTTGTGCGGTGGATAATCTCTTGTAACTGGCTCACTGCTGACTCCTTAGACTTGCGTTCATCGCAAGTTGATCTTTTACTAGCTTACTCAATTGACCTTCATCATACGTGTTCTCCGCAATAATGTCGTAACTTACTACGGCCTTTCTTTGACCTTGCCTATCCAGGCGACCAGCCGCTTGCTCATTTAGCAATCGGTTATCGTCTTTACTGAGCCAGACCACAGTGGAGCAACGCTCCTGGAGTCCGTCAGTTCCCTCGCCAATGGCAGCAATAACCGCCACGATGAACTGGATGTCACCAGCGATAAAGCTTTCTAGTGCCTTATCTCTCTCCTTCTGGCTGGCAACGCCTGACCACTCAAAGGCTGAGTAGCCGTCATTGGCAAGTCTTCGAGTCACGACGCTCGCAAACTTCTGCGAGTGGGTGAGGATTAGCATTGGCTCGCCCTCAGGGTGGTCGCCAATGATTGAGTAAAGCTCATCAATCTTGCTTGACTTGCAATCCTCGGCAAACATCACCTCGCCGGCCTCATTTATGCTTGGCACACCGAGGGTTATCTGCCTCAGTCTGATTCTGGTGGCAACCGGAACCTCTGTGACCAGTGGATTCTCGCCAAGCCAAACGAACAGGTCTTCTTCCATTTTCTTGTAGATTTTCTTCTGCTCGGTGGAAAGCTGAACCACTCGCTCCATTGATACCACATTTGGCAAATCTGCATCCATGCCTTCTTGGTGGAAGTCACAGCACCGCTCACGCTTTAGGTGCCGGATGTATGCAGGTATTTGGGAAACGATTAGCCCTGGCTTCTTCTCGCCAACTACCACAACCCCAGCGAAGTAATCCGTCTCGGTCTTGCAGTACTGATTGACCCAAGCCCAAAACGATCTACCAGCAATCTCTGGGTAAATCCACTTGAGCACAGACCAGAAGCCCTCTATGCGGTTGCCGGCGATAGTTCCAGAAAGCCCTAATCG